GAAAGTCATGGAACGTAAAGGTTTCATAGGCGGTTCTGACTGCGTAAAAATAATGCAGGGGAACTGGCTAGAGTTATATCAAATCAAACTTGGCCTTGTAGAGCCAGAAGATTTGTCACGCAACATCGCAGTACAGATGGGCAATCACACTGAAGAGTTTAATTTAAATTGGTTTGCCGATGAGTACAGAACTACGCTTACAGGATTCCAGCAACCTTACGAAAGGTTGATTGGCACAGTGCCAGCTAAAGGTACAGTAGATGCTATCTGTGAGTCAGCCGATGCTAAACTGCAAATAGTAGAGGCCAAACATACCAATGCTTATAATACTTTAGACAAAGTAATAGAGTATTACATGCCACAGTTGCAGCTTTACATAGAGCTATCAGATGCAGACGGTGCTTACCTCTCAGTAATATTTGGCAACAACAAATGGGAATCAGCCTATGTCTCACGCAACAAAGAGTATTTCAATTCTATGTGGGCAGTGGTGTCAGACTTCTGGGGTTACGTGCTTCGCAAAGAAGAGCCAGTTGGTAATGACGAGCCAGTACAACTTGGGACTGACAAGATTGCGGTGGACAACATGGTCAAACGAGATGCCAGCAAAGACAACTTCTTTGTCGATGCAGCATACACCTACGTCACGCTCGAGGCAGATGCCAAAGCATTTGACCAATCCAAGAAAGACCTCAAGAACATGGTCGGCTCAGATGAGAGAGAAGTTTACTGTGATAGTCTCACAATCAAACGATCCAAGAACGGATCACTTAGAATAACAAGGAGAACAGCATAATGGCTTTAGGCACAACAACTCAAGAAGTAAAGTTTACTAACAATGAATTATGGTGTGCAATGGAATCGCAAGTAATGGATTTAGTTTCAGATAGAGCAATACAATATCTTACAAAAGAAGCAGTAGAGACCCATGTCCGTAATGGAATTGATGCTTACTTTAATATATTTGAAAACCCTTCTAAAGAATATGAAGACTTACACGATTTTGATTTTCAAGAAGCTTCTTTTAATAATGAAGGGTTTATGAAAGCAGTTTATGTTGGAGTTCAATTAGTTCTGGAAGAAGTTCTACCAGAAATACACCTTAAACCAGAGTGGGAAATAAAATCATGGGAAAATATGGTTAACAAAAAAAAGAAAAAAGAATGATTATAAGATTATCTCCAAAAGAAATTTCTATGTGTAAGCAAGCAGCAACAATGAGATGGCAAATGGCTAGATTATCTGGTGTCAAAAACCAAAGACGTGATTCAGGAAGAAGTGATAATGATTTAGATTATTTAGGTTTAAGATCAGAATTAGCTGTTTCAAAAGCTTTTAATATTCAACATAACTTATTTCAATTAGGAATAGATGAGGGTGCTGATATATGGTTAGGAGATATATCAATAGATGTTAAGTCTACATTTTATAAAACAGGAAAACTTTTATTTAAAAATGCAGAAGCTTTTAAAGCTAGCTGCGCTGTTCTTGTATGTGAAAATTTAGAGAACGAAATGATTATAGCAGGATATGTACCTAAAAAATTCTTCCTAGAAAACTGCTATAAAAAAGACCTTGGGCATGGAATTGGTTTAATTTTAGATCAGGAAAAACTAAGACCAATTTCTAATTTATGGGAAGTATCTGTAAAACAAAAACAAAGGAGAGTAACCAATGACTAAACTATCAGCAATAGAGTCTTTACTTAAGGCTCACAAAGACATGAAGCCTGTCATAAAAGACAGTACAAACCCACACTTTAAAAACTCATACGCATCTCTAGGTGCAGTAATTGACGCTACGTCAACTGTGTTCAGAGACAATGGCTTTGTAGTTATGCAGCCATGCGGCAGAGATGAGTTAGGTGCGTATGTAGAAACAAGGTTACTGCATACAACAGGCGAAAGTTTTTCTAGCAAAGTTTATCTAGTGTTAGACAAACAAAACATGCAGGGACTAGGCTCTGCAATTACATACGCTAGACGCTACGGCCTCTTGGGTATGGCAAACCTAGAAGCAGAAGACGACGATGGCAACGAAGCAAGCAAGCCATCTACAAAGATACCTGACAATAAGAAACCAATAACATATGATGCATTGACAGGTTTACCAAATAAGAAATCAGAACCAGCATTTTAAAGGAGCCAGAAGCATGGCAGAACAATATGACGATACAAACAGAGGCGCAGCCTTTACACCATTTCCTACACAATCACTTATCCTACAAGGTAAGATGAATGTCGAAGGTCAAGACAGAAAGATCTGCTTAATTAAAGATGAAACAAAAGATGGCAGAAAGATTGTTGAGATCTATGAGAAGATGGCTGTTATGTTTGAGAATGATAAAGACGGCAATGAGAAACGGCCTGACTTTAGTGGACCTATGCAGAATAATGATAATCTAAAAGTATCTGGCTGGCGTAGAGAAAAAGATGGCAAGCCTTATATCTCTTTATCTGTTGGTGATAAGCAAGGTGCTGCCCCCCAGCAGCAAAGCACCTTGCCAGATGACAGTATTCCGTTTTAAGATAAGGTATTCTTTTGAGGTACTCTCTCCTTAGAAGAATCTCCTGACTTAACTGGGCCGCTTTCGGGCGGTCCTTTTTTTTAAACAAAGAGGATAAGATGTACGAAAAAGAAATGATGCAATGTATTAACGCTGCTGAAATGGGGCTAACTCAAGAGCAAACATCAGAGCTTCTTGAAATACCGTTTGGTGTAGTGTTAGCTTTAACCAAGGAATTTAATATAAAGTTCCGATGTCTTAGGAGTAAAAACAATGACAGAAACAATGACAGACAAAGCAATACTCAGAGGCAAAAGACTAATAAACTCTATGATTCAAGAAGCAGAATCAAACCAAAGGCCAAGACTAGTACAAAGATTACAAGAGCTAGACGCTTTGCTGGATATGGTTCAGAGGAATATAAAAGATTAAAGTATCTTTATCTCTCAGATAAACTGCCAAAAGAAAAACAGGAACCAATCTTTGCCCACCTTCTCAAAGAACTTAGAGAGCAAGAACATGAAACAATAAAAGGTCCAAGACTTCCTTACAAAAAAATAAATGTAGGCTCAAGATGTTCTGGACTGTATTGATTCTTACCTATTACGTTGAAGAGTACACTATACACTCAGACATTTACTTTAGGGATATGAAAAGCTGTTGGGCAGCAAGCGATATAATTTACCCTGTGATAGCAAAGCATCACGAGTTTTCTATGTCCAGATGCAGAGAAACAGATTTAATGTTAAGTGAGTTTAAACAAAGACCAAAGCTTAGATCTAGTGTGAGTGACTAACATGCATTATTTAACTTTTTAGGAGTAGGTAGCTCTGCAATATCTTTCCCCCAAGACACTGCAAAACAATTAGTCACTCACATAAGTATTAAAGCATAAGTTCGAAGTGAGGTCCATCAATAAATGGTCTACGCCCTTGAGTTCTTCGCGTGTCAATGTAGCTGTTCATTGCATCTTCCATTGTGCCATCAAAGTAAGCAATGTTTGGCACTGTCCATGCTGCACCCCAACGAATAGGAACATCAACTTCACGCGCTGCTTCAGCCATAGCGTCAGCTATATCGTCGTATAGATTAAGTTCCCATGAAGCCCGTGACCCAATGTAAGCCATGAGATCGACAGCATGACCCTGCAAATGTTTTGATTTCATTGTTTTAGATGCACCTTTGGCAACTAAATCTTCTTGTTCTTTGGAAGTTCTCATGCCGCAGATCACACCAAAATCTATTTTAGATTTATGTATTGCTGACTTAACCACAGCAACCATACGCTCATCTACACCTGCAAGTTTATCTAAACTTCGAGCCGATAATTTAAATGCCATTGTATTTCCTTTACTTACCTACTTGTTTAACGCGCTCATATGATCTCATGCCAGCTAGACCAAGCATACCAGTTAGCACTGGCATCATTACACTCATGTCAGCTTGTGGAATATTAAATCCAAAACCAGCACAGATCGGAGATATAAGAAAGTTAACCATTAAACCAAGAACGCACACATAACCACAGAGAGGACGCCACGATGCTTGAAACCAATTTCCCTGTGCTTCTGCCTTGTTTACCTCTATCTGCGCTAGCATGGCCTCCTGTGCGTGCCTGTCAGCCATTGTAGATATATCATGTGCAAGCTGTGCAGCTTTATCTTTATCTTGTACAAACTTGCCAACGATCTCTGTTGCTGGTCCAATCAAACTTGAAATAATACTCATTTTCTACTCATCCATGCTGTTGTTCCCATAAACGCGCCAACAATGCCAGCACCGCTAATGTAAAACAAGTTACTTATATCACTTAATGCTGTCACTCGGCTTATAGGTATAAAAAACATTGAAAGAGTAAATACGCCCATACCTATTAATGTCCAACGAGCCATACGAAGTTGAGCTAAGTGTTTGCGAAGTGCGTCTTCGGTTTCCCTAATTTCTTTTGCTTTAGCCATTTCAGAATCAGAAACAATTCCATCACCATCCATGTCATAAGCATCATACTTGCTTTGATCTTCTAGTTTTTTTGCTGCCATGTTGTTTCCTTGCGTAGTATTTGGCTATGTTTTTTTCACGAGTTATAATAACAATTAGATTATCTTTGTCATATACAACAAACCTTCCTTTTCTTTCTATTAACTTCACTTACCATTTACCCTGCTTTGCTCCTATAAAATAAATTACTGTAGCGCATACACCAATGCCAATCAGCAAAAACAAAGTAATGATTGCTCCATTAATTAAATTATCTATTGCTTCTTTCTTTGCATAAACTAAAGCTCTTTGCTGCTTTCTTTGGTCAGCTTCTATCCTAAGAATTTCTTTCCAAGCAGAAGGACCGTAGACAAAACTAATGTGGTTCTGTAATTCAGTTCTCATTTCTTTTAGCTTTTGACGTTTCGACCATATGTCGAGCGCGTTGGCCTCAGTGTTAGAAAACAATTTATGATAAAGTGACGGGTTTTTAGATTGCTTCTCAAGGAAGTCTATATCTGAAGAAGCTTTGGCAAACTGAGAAATAGCACCCGTAAAGCTAGATATTTCTTTACCTACTTCAACAGCTTTTTTTATTCCATTGTAGGCGGCTGTCGCTCCAGCAATCGCACTGACAGGATCTAACATTCAAGAACCTATCCAATCATGTTAATGCGTAGAAGCAGTACTATTATAAATGCAGATGCACCTATAACAATAGCCTCAATGCGTTTCACCCTGTTAAACAAATCTTTAAATTGAATTTCCATCTCGGTTTTTATTGCCACGATTTCTTTCTCCAATCCGTTTATGCGGTCATGCGCTGAAGCTATTGTTCTTTTGTCCATTTATTTTAGTCCTTAGTTTCTTCTTCTGTTTCAGAAGCTTCAAGAGAGCTTGCTAACATTTTACCAAACGCTTCGCTGCCTACTCTAAGTTGATCTAAATTAAACTGAGCAGAAGTTATTTTTTGCTGTAAAGAATTAATATGATTAATCATCATCTTTTGCTCATCAGTTAAATCGTCTTCTGTGTAGTCTACATCGTTAATCGTAATAACCTTTTTTTCTTCAGTCATTTTGATTTCCTTCTAGGTTGTTACCACGGAACCCCTGTGGCTTGGGTTGGTGCTTTAAGCACCGCTATCTGAGCAGCAAGTGCCGCCTCAGTGTCGTCTTTGCCAACATGAGCTTGCGCCCACGCTATACAGTTAGCTTCTGTTACACTATCATACGCAATGAAGTCAGATGCCGATGGGTCAGGCGCACAGCCAAATGAGCCGTAGTTGCCGACTGAGTGATCACCGTCTACTGCATTGCAACGCCAATGTATCGTGTTGATACCGCCAGTTGCGATTGTTCTTTCAACAGTTGGAATAGTCCAAGTATATGTGATTGCCATTTGTTTATCCTTTATAACAGTTTATGATTCTAATGCAGTGACACGGTCAGTTAATGTTTTAATTAATGTTTGTTGTTCTTGAATTGCGTTGACTAATGTTGGAATAACATCTCCCATCTTTAAGGCTTTAGCATCATCCAACTCATCATGTTTAAAACCCCCAATTAAATCAGGTAAAACAGTTTCAACTTCTTGTGCTATAAAACCTGCTATATTTTTTCCATCGCCATTTTTCCAATCAAATCTTCTTGGCTTTAATGCCATTATTTCTGTAAGACCAGTTTCTAAATCTACAATGTTTTCTTTTAATCTTTCATCTGATATGCTTGAAATTGATGTGCTTGTAGAATTTATTGCCCCACTATAAGAAACATAAAATCTATATGCACCTTCAGCATAAAGTGAATATGCTTCTCCGCTTGAGGCATCTGCACCTACAACAAAATGTCTAGCATTGCTATTGCTCAATACAGATTTTAAACCAGTACCAACAGCTTGGCTATTATTATTAGTACCTATTAATACATTTCCGCTGCTGTCGATGCGCATACGTTCACTAAGATCACTTACATTGGTTCCAGTAGATCCATTTAGAAAACTAATTACACCACTATCAACCTTTATTGCAGCATTTGCTGCGCTGCTTGAAGTATCGTGAAAAAAGATAGCAGGTGCGGTAGAACCCAAAGTAATGTCGGCATCAGTTGCAAATCCAGAGCCTAGTCCCGCTACAAACTTTCCACCTCCTGTAGTTTTTATATTGCCGCTACTATCTATGCGTACTTTCTCAGAAAACCCTGCGGCTGTGCTTGGAGTGCTTGCTGTTCCAAAGACAAATGAGCCTTCATCATCAAAAGAGACAGTAGTTTGACTGTTGGTTTCCATATGAACAGCAAGTTCACCTGTGCCTGTTGTAACACCACTCGTCCTTTTCAAGCCCATTAACGTGAAGCCAGTACTTTCAACGTTTAAGGTATTACTCATTGTAGATGAAGAGCCACCAACACGAAGCTTTCCACTACTATCTATGCGCATACGTTCATTTGCACCATTAGTATAAAATAACATATTATTCCCAGAGTGGTCGTATCTGACAATTCCCCTAAATCGATCATCACCAGAAGTGCCATCAGCAAAGAAAATGTTTCCAGCATTAGAAGTACCAGATGCTATCGTTATTCCTTGATTGCCACTTCCTGCTATAACAAGGTCATCTGCGTCTGCAAAATATGTAGAAGTTGTGCCTAATAATAACCGACCGCTGCTGTCGATGCGCATACGTTCTGTAGCAGTGTTAACTGTTGTTCCAGATGAACCAGCGGGACTTGTGGAAAACGACATAAAGCTAGAGCCAGTTCCAGAGCCATCACCTGATTTTAAAAGTAAGTTTGTTCCAGCTTGGTTTGTATAACTAGGGCTAGAAGACCCAGCGATAACAGCGTTGCCAGCACCGCCAAAGGGACCAGCAATTATCTGACCGCTACTGTCAATAATCATACCAACTATAGAAGGAGAACCATCATTTGCACTAACAGTAAATTGAATTTGTCCGTTAGTTGTTCCATCTGGACCATATGCTCGAAGTTGTGCTACTCCAGAACCTTCTTGACCTAATACTAAAGCGTTTGTTGAATGTGAAACATTCTGACCAGTAACTTTTAATGCTCCACCAACTGCCAAAGTGCTTGCCATATCCACAGCACCATCAATATCTACAACGTCTAAGTTAGTTGTACCGTCTACGTCTATGTCACCTGAGATGTCTAAACTTGCGACAACAGTAGTGCCTGTTAGCGTAGGTGCAGTAAGAGTTTTATTAGTTAATGTATCTGTAGTAGCTTTACCTACCAGTGTGTCACTAGCGTCAGGAAATAGAATAGTTCTTGTAGCAGTAGGGTCAACGAGGCCAAGATTAGTTACATTGCTATTTTGATGAATACCCAATGTTGGAGTAGAGCTAGTATTAAACTGAAAGTTATCAGCACCAGCTGATGTTTGAATATAAACCTGACCACCAGTAGGTTTTATAAAAGTATCATCACCAGAAACAAGAGTAAGATCTGCTAAAGAAGTAATGCTTTGGCTAGCACTGTTGTTTATTGCAACCGTTAATCTAGTTGAGTTATCATCTTTAAATACAATTTGACCACTACTAGCATCTAAAACAATGCCAGCAGATGAATCTAATGTAATCCCAGCACCGCCATCGTTTGTAATTTTATCTAAAGAAATGCTACCAACATTAGTTATGTTTACATCGCTCATATCTAAGCTGCCCGTTATAGTAGGGCTAGTAAGAGTTTTGTTTGTAAGGGTGTCAGTTGTATCTTTACCTACCAAAGTATCAGAAGCATCTGGAAGCAACAAAGCCCTTGTTCCAGTAGGATTAACAACACCCAATGTTGTCGTATTACTGTTCTGGAAGTATTTCATTGTTGGATTAGCAGCGTTATCAAACAGTATTCTTTGCTCACCACTAGTTCCAAGTATATCCACCTGACCGCCAGCGGGTTTAAGAGCAATATCATTGGCAGAGTTTAAATTAAAATCAGAAGCAGAATTAAGGGTTGCAGCTACAGCACTAACTTGGAATGTAAGTCTTAGTGCGCCATCATCTTTAAAATAAATTTCACCACCGTCTGCGTCTAAAGTAATATCACCAGCAGCATCTATAGCTACATCTCCAGTAGATGTTATAGAGCTTGTTACAACAGAACTTAATGTAGCAGCACCGCTTGATTCTATTGTAGAGCTAAACAAAGTAGCATCTTGCAATCGTATAGCTTTGTTACCAGCGTTAAGATCAATGCCGTATGTTGCGCTACCGTCAAGCTTTATGTCAGCAGTATTTGAGCTTTTAGTTGACTTAAGATTTAAAACTGCACCATTTGTAACTATCTGGCTATCAAGAACAGCAGTAAGATTTACCTTACTATTTGCATTACCAGACATTGTAATTGTGTTCATTACAAGATCATCAAGAGTAATATCAAAGTTAGCAGCAGTGTCAGCAGTAAGATTACCATTGGTATCAAAACCAAATATTTTACCAGCTCTGTTAGTTATTGTAGGTAAAAACAAACTGATTTCTGAGTCGTATGGTTGCAGTCTAATAGCACGATCTGACTTGTCTTTAAGATCGCCAACCATTGCAGTGAGAGTGTCAAGCTGAGTATTAAGCGCAGCTCTGTTAATAGTGCTGCCAGCAGTAAAGTCTGTTATTCTTTCAATAGGGATGTCTCGAACAATGGTAACAATGTGGCTTTCTGTAATGCCAGTAACAAAGGTAACTGTTCCTGTAGAACCGCCGCCACCTGATACTGCGTAGTGAGTGCTGCCAGTTCCTTGCGTTCTTTCGTCAGCCGCAACTAAAGTTGTTGCTGCAACGTAAACATATATCTCATCATTTTCAAAAAACTCAAATGGAATTGCAAACGCTGTTTGTCCACTTGTTGCCGTGTAACGAATGCGGGCATTATTAGTTGCTACTGTAATTGTCATGTGTCACCTCTAAGTTTCTTATTTAACAGAACGCCTAGAAGTTCAATGTACAAACTAGCTAGTACAAACTAATAACGACCAAACCCACTAGGTCCATCTATTTCAGTCTCAAGCATTCTAGTAAATTCATTCATTTTGTTTTTCCACAACCACAATCTAGCATATGGTAAGTTTCTAATAACTTCTTTAGTACCTTCACCAGTATTGCCAGTAACTAAATTAATAAGACCAAAGACAAGATCTGTTCCAATACTAGGACCAGCACCTAATACACCTGTAGCCGCATCAAACCCTGCTCTAACACCTTCTGACCTTGCAGGGAAACGAGGCTGTAAAATACCTCCTGTTAAATTAGGACCTCCAAGAGCAAGGCTTGTAGACATAGCAGTATACATTATGTCTGAATACAAAGGCATTATTCCAGAATAATCAAAAGCTCTTGAAAACTGATCTTGGAAACTCATGTCAACAAAACTAGGTGTTTTATATTGAAGAACCATGTATCCTAAGCCTATAGCTATAGCAGTTCCATACCATTGGTTTTTTAACTGCCCATGCCCGTAAGCTGCTGTTGTTTTGTTTAAAGCTGCAAAAGAATAACTAAAAAACTGAAATGGTAAACCTAGTAATCCATTTTCAATTCGAGCATATCCAGTAAACTCAGGATCTTCTTTCATTCCAAATTGCTTTGCAACTCGCATAGGAATGTAAACAATACCATCAGTAATTATTGGTTTGTCTGCTGGTGTACCCATAAGAATAGTATTTAAAATGCCACTGCTAAGAGCAGACCTAAATGTTTTAACTGTTTCTGGATCTACTCTTGTTTGTTTTTTAAACTCAGCTACGGCTAAATCGTTTATAGCATTTTCATAACCAGCTTTTCCAATCTTAGTTCTTTTGTCAAAACCTAATGATTTAGCACTATTAAGAGAGTGCATGATTTCGTGCATTTTAACAAAAGCAACATAATCTTCTGGTGAGTTTATGATTCCTTTTTCAATAGGCTTAACGCCTTCAGTTCTTGGATTTTCCCAACCTCGTTCTGGATACATTATATCTGTAACATGCTCTTCATCTATAAATATTTTGTTATCACTGGCTCTATAAAAAGCAGGGCTATAATCTCCGTTTGTTTTGTTAACACCAGTTGGCCCAGATATTACATCAGCAGTAGTAGATGGAAACTCTATACTGTTTGTCCAAGCTTCTGTATTTGCCATATACATACCAGATTTAGATTTTTGCCAAGGAGCATTTGCAATTTTCTTAGCATCTTCAAGATCAATATTGTATCGAAGCAAATATTCTTGCTCCATCTTAGTTGCTTTGCCTTGTGACCAACGAACAGAGTAATCTATCAATGTGTGTGACCGCATCATTGCATCAAAATCTTTTAGTATTTTAGTAAAAGGGCCAAGCAAATTAAGAGCATAATAAGGATGTTTAATTCTATCAAAAATATCTGACTTAAAAGGATTGTTGTTAACATCGTCAACAATACGAAGATGAGCTGTATGAAGTAAATTATCTAATCCTTCAGCAGCCATTCTTCCTTCTTTAGCACCCAAACTTAATTGGCTGTCTTTCATTATAGAAAACAATCCACGCATAGTTTTTCCAATACCATGCTCCATCATTATTTTAGCTGGCTCAGTAATCGTAGAAAAACCAGCAGAACCAAGGTAATTTAATTGCGCTAAATCCCTTAATGTTTTTGCAAAAGTTTGATCCCAAGATTCTGGATTACGCTGAACTCCACCAACAACACGTTTGTACAAGGCTCTCATATTTTTCATTGCCTTGTGTGCTTGCTCTCTTGTGCTACCAGCATCCATCATCTCGTTAAATGTATCATCAAGAATATCATCTATTGATTGACCATCGAATTGACGAGAGAACTCATAACGTGGTCCTACACGTTGGGTGTAAGCTTTCATAACAGCCGTAGGATTTGTTTGAATAAAATCTAGCACTAGCTCATTAGGAATATCTACAAGCCTATGTTTAAAGTGCTTTGATTTACCCATGCCATAGTATCCTATGTCTGGATCAGTTACATCTTTAATTCCAAGAATTGTATCGACAGTAGACTTAGCTCTAGCTGCAACTGCTTTCTCATTATTAGAAAGATCTACTCTTCCATACTTTCCATTTTGACCACGAGAAATAATTGATGGATTAGCTGTATACCAGTTACGAAGTATTGTTTCAAAAGCTTCTCTATTAGCTTTAATTGCATCAAAGTCCCAATAACGAGGTCTAAATACTTTTTCATTTGGAGGCATAACAGGACCACCAGTTTCTTCGATGTCCTTAATAATAGCTTGCATTTCATCTATTTGTTCTGCTTGCCTTCTTAATTGGCCTTCTAATGTTAGCCTATATTCTGGACTTATATTGCCATTTAATCTTTTTTGTATGGCTTCTATTCGTTTATTTTTTTTAATTATTATTTTAGAATAATGACCTACAGTTCCAATTTCGCCTTGCTCTGTAAGTCTTTTTTCCCAAGTTTCATAGAATGAGTTAATTTTATTTATTGCTCTAGCTTCAAAGTCATCTGCTGGCGCAATGCCTCGCATAGCTTTAGAATCAATTAATGCAAACCATTTATCAAAATTTGTTTTTATGCTGTAGTCTAAAAAGCTAACAACACCTTTTCCCGTAGACTCTCCCCAAATATTCATAACATCGTCAAAAACAGAAACCCATTCTCCATCAAATAATTTTGCGTTTTGATATGTAGAGTTTCCTATTTTTTTGCCTTCTCTGTTTGCTGCAAGCAAGATACCAGAGTCGTTAGCAATTTTTAGTGTTCTTAATTTTACAGAATTTGGTACTGATTTGTCTGTTAATATTGATTTTAATGGAGTTGGTACTGCTTTGTATATCCATGAGTCAGTAAAAAAACTAGCAGCTATTTCAGCAGTAGGTGGTTTATCATCTACAGGCATAATAGCTTCTTCGAGTCTTTTTATTTCTACCTCACCAGACCTTAAAGCTTCAGCTCTTCTTTGTGATGGTATGCTAATAGTACCACCTATTGCTCCACCAATAAGAAACGAAGAGCCAATAGTAAACATGGCTTCTTCTTTGGTAGCTAATGGATCAAGAGGGAAACGCACTGCTTCTTGAGCAGAAACAACTGCTCCTGTTGACACACCACTTCGTAAAAAGTTTTGACCAAAGCTTGCTGCTCTTGCAAACGGAATACCTATATAATTTATTGGGTCAAATAATTCAGCAGCAAACTGTAAACCAATTCCAGATCTCTCAAGAACCCTTCTTGTTTCTTGCCCTTCTCTAATATTCGCAGTAAGAAAGTTCATATGTTTTTGATTTGTTGCTCTTAGAAGAGTAGAAGCAAAAGGTTTTAAATCATTTGGTATATTATCTTTAGGAACATAACCTTCTTCTGGAGAAAGCTCAAAAGTATTAGCTTCATTAATCCTATCCATTAAAGGATCATACTTATAAGCTAAAGAAGCACCTATAGTTTCAAGAAATGTAGGGTCTTGTTCAAAGTTAGCAAACTCTTGACGATCTGTGCTAGGTAAAGACTTTAATGCGTTTTCCATTAATTATTACTATCTCCATAATTAGATAGTTCTTGGAATTGTTTTATAACTAAAAGGTTTTTTCGTCTTTTTTCTTCTTCTCGAATAACTAAAGCATCATCTTCTTGTTTTTGTTTTTCAGCAGCTTTAGATCTAAACTCATTCATTTCTTGAGAGTTTTTGCTAAACTTAGGCCACGTAAGTTCTGTGTCAGTCCTTTCAAGTGGCCCATTAAATATTTCTTTTTCGTAATATAATGGTCTAAGTTCATTATTGTTATCTACAAAATATGTATAATACTCTACACCTTGAACAGTTTCATGCGGTACTAAGTAAACTTGTTTTTCTTTTATTTCAGAAGCAAGATCATCTAAATCTTTTTGGCTTTGAGCAAATACTGAGTATGCTGCTGTATTAGAAACTTCAGCTTTTCTATTATCTGCATATAAAGAGTAGCCATCAGGCAAGTTTGCTTCAACATAGTCATTAATAAAAAAGTTTCTTTCTTCTTCATTAGGGATTGTTGCTTCTAATGAATGTCTTGTAAGCTTCATACTTCCAAAGTTTAACTGTGGATCAATAACGTGTTTTGATTCTGCATATTCTTTTTCTATTATATCATTAATTCTTTCAGTTATTTGTTCTTGGTTTTTCCCAGTAAGAGCTAAATAAGTTGCAACAGGTCCAAGCTCTTGTGCTGTAATATTATTCATACCTTTAATGCCTAATGACATTACAAAGTCTTCTTCGTTTTTAGATTCGCCAAACACAGACTGCAACTTAGCTTGAGCAGTTGGCCCCGTAGTTCTGTCATATAGTGTTGCAGCTATAGTTTGAGTTGACTCATTAGAGTTTCTTTTAATGCTGTTAACATCTAATAAGAATTGTTTTACAGGTCCGCTAAGAGATTGTTTAAATACATCTCTGAGAACAGCATTGTTAGGATCTGTTGCGGTAGGATAATCATATAAAATAGTAAACACATTTAACAAACTATCAGCTCCTTGGATTACATCACCACGAGCTAATGCATTTAAATCATTTATTAAATATTTTTGAGATGGCGCACTAACAGCAAGATCTATTAATGCTTTTTGTTGTGTTTCTGAAAGAGAGTTATATTGTGAATAACTAAAACCAAAAGCCTCTACTCTATTATCTGCTCTTTTTCTATCTTCAATTAAATCAGCATTTCCACCACCTGAGTTTACTCTAGTTTGTTGTATAATTTCTAACTGTTCTTTTGCATATTTGTTTTCTTCTTCACTTTTAGCAGACTCTAATGCTGACAAATGAGATGCAAGACTTCTTATTTGCTCGTCTGTTTTAACAATATTTAAAACTGAAGAAGCTAACATTTTAATTTGTTTAGGAATAATAGAATTAAATTTAGGATCAGGTTGACCTTCAGAAAGCCCAAGTCTTAATGCTAAACCTAAATTATTTATGTCTTTTGCTGCTGCGTTTGTTGAAAATTGATTTAAAAACCCACGAGCATAAGCTGTTTCCATATTTGATTTACTTTTAATAATTTCTTTAGACTCAAAAAGATTTATATTATTATTAATAGAAGCCATTATTTTTGCAAAATCTTCCTCAGGCTGCTGACCTTTGCTTGCTGCACTTTCAAAATTTCTTATTTGTTCTAAGATAACAATTTTTGTTTTTGTATCTTGTGCTTCTTTTTTATTACTATCTATATTTGTTTCTAATAATTTATTAACAAAATCAAAATCTTCATCTGCATCATACCAATCAGCTCTATTAAGAGCCTTAATAAACTCTTGTTGATTTGTTGTTAATTTTTTTGGAAGATTTAATATTCCACTTTTTACAGAAGCTAAGGCAAGCTGTAGTTCTTCAACATTGCCATCTAATGTTGCTTGTACTGCAAAAGGTCGTAACATTGCATGTCGTTGATCTTTTATATACTTATTTTTTTCACTTAACTTTAGTTTATCAATAGCAAATAAATTATTTGGATTGTTGCTTACAAGTTTTAATCTATCATTAAGAAGATCTGTTGCTGCTTTAAAGTAATCTTCAGTAGTTGCGCCATCAAACCCAACAGGGAGCATCATATTTAACATAGATTTTGTAGCAATATTATTAGTCATTTCAGCAGTCGTATCAGCATTTTCAAAAAGATCGTTTACTTCTTTTTGAAAGATTTTTTTTCGAGCTGCTACCCTGTCAGCTTCTATTGAGTTATAGCTAACAGATGAACTTCTTGCATAAGCAACTAATCCATTTTTATTTGTAGGTGTTATATATTTTTTTACAGCTTTCATAAGTTTTTTAACTGAAGAACTAAGGCCACTAAGATTAGACCCTCCACTCATAATAGATATTTCTAATTGGCTTCTTTCTGTTGAGTCTATTGTTTCTGATAAAATTTGTTCTATAGCACCTCTTGCAGCTATAGCTTCTAACTTTTCTTTAGTATCATTAATATATGATGTATCTAATAAACCTGCATCTACAGCGTCTTTAGCTAACTCAACAGCTTCTTCAATAATCCTATCAGATTGGCTAATGGTTTCACCTTGTCTTAAAAATATTCCATTATTTGCACTTGCATTAAGAAGACTCATTCCAAGCTCATCAATATTATCTATTACAGAGTTGCCAGCATCTTCTCTTGCTTTAGCCTGTACGCGAGTTTTAATATTTAAACCTGTTTCTGCAAGCCAAGCTTCGCCTGTATTTTGTATAAATTGTTTGTATTTACCTTCTGCATTTTCAGACATTTGTGCAATATAATCGCTCATAATGTCATTATATGAAGCTTCATCTAAAGGATACTTTATTGCAATTTCTTGTGATTTAAGCTTTAGCTCTCTGTTCATAGATGTTTCGTATCTTTTATCTACGACTCTTTGATAAGCTTCAGCAGCTATAACTCCAAAAGTTTCTGGAGCAGTATAAGCTTCGGGCTTTCCTGTTTCGGGATTTATTGTTGTTATTCTACTTTCTTCAGCAGCTTGGGCAACTTCCATACCTTTCTTCTGTGCTTCAGAAGAGGCTTGGTTATAAGCAATTCTTTGCAAACCAGAAGCAGCTTGGCTGATTGCGTTTCCAAGTTGTTGTGAGCCACCATCTGTTCTAACAACACCAACTGGCTTGTTGAAGACTGTAGTTCTTTGTCTAATAACAGCCATCTTAATACCTCTAAGTCTTTACAGTTTCATATTGATATGCAGCCTGACCAGCCGTTCCAGCGGCTCTAAACAATGAAGTAGCTAATGCTGTTGTTCCACGCCTTCTTTCTGTTGCTGCTGCCATATCTGCTTTTCGTGATTCTATTCCTGTTTGTGTTTCTGCTCGACCAATATCTTTTCCAAACAATTCTTTCTGTCTTTTCAAAAATGCCTCAACACTGCTATCGCTTTGCGCTCTGCCCATTGCAGCAAAGGCAGCTATATTAGATGCAGTAGCTACATCATACTCAGCTCTTCTAGCCTCAGATTGCTGCATGGCTTGCGCTTTGTTTAATTTTTTGTCTGTTTGGATATTAAACGCATTTAATTCTGATTCTTTTTTAGCCCCAATACCACCTAGTATTTGACCACCTACATTTATTGCTGCTGCTGCTACTAATAATGGTGCTGTTATTGGCGATGCTGCTGCTGCTAATCCTACTCCATATGCCATTATACTATTAACTCCACTACTAGACCGTTTACCTGCAATGGTAATGGTGCATCTTGTTCTATTGTAACTCTAGGGCTTCTTGTAAACCCTGTCATTTTAACTTCTTTCTTGCCTGTTATACCGTCTAGCGTTGTAAAATTAGTATTCTCTGGCATAAGCTTGCTACCTATAGAAACGCTTTTAGTATTAACCTTTAATGACTCAGCGTTCTTTAGGTCTAAAGTAACCTTACCAATACCTCTTATCTCACCAGTTACAGGACCATTGCCTAATGATGCGTCTATCTCATTTGTAACAATCTTAGAATTAAACTGCTTACCAGCATATCCTCGAACATATGGACTGTTAACTGTAACACCGTTTACAACAATGTCTTCAGTGTATGCAGAAACATCTACCGTTGCATCAGCAGCAACAGTAAGCTGGCCTACGTAAGTTTGAAACTGATTAAGGTTATCAACTAAGATAACGTCAAGTACATTGTTTTCTACATAAACGCCATCAACACTAATTTTGTTGCTTGATATAGGATTGTAGACATAATTATCTAAACCAACGTCAGCAGTAAACTCACACAGATGTAGCTTATTAAATGCGTCATAAACATTAGCAAACATCCTATCGCCTACAGAAGCAAGCGAAGAAAACCGTCCACCTTCTACTGTTAGCTTAGTCCAAGATGCCCTACGTTCCGTTCTGTTAGAAGAAAACAATGCAAGAGTACCATCATCGTTTGTAAATGCAGCATATGAATCAGGCTGATTAAAGCCGCTGTGAGCAACGGTAGAGTATTTTGGGGTGTCTATTATATGAGAAGCTATAGAGGACACAGGAGAGGCACTATAGGCTTGCTCTGAGTCTGTGAAGATATACTCTCTTACAATTCTTCCATTTGACTGCACAAATACTGTAGCACCATCTATTTCGACAGGGTTTACAAACGAAGAACCGTAAGGTGTTTGTTTCTTAATCTGTAAGTTTGTTGGCGTAATGGCTTTGTTCTCGAAGGTAGGAACATAGAACTCGCTGCTGTTGGTAAAGATTTGTAGGTCACGATTAGAAACCAGATGCCTAATAGAGTTTACTGTACCTGTTGCAGCCGTTGCAACTATGGCCTCGTTGTCTAAGGCTTCACCAACATCGAAGTTATAAAAGCTACCAATCTTGCTAAAGAACAAGGTATCTGGCTGATCTAAAGTACCACCAAATACTAAACGGTTTTGATGAACTGTAACAGCAGCAGGGTAGCCACGTTTTGCTGAGAAAGATTGCTCATCGAAGTCTGTTGTTGGGGCATTACTTGTAATCTTTACAAAACCACCGCCATCAATAGAAGCGTTAGCTGCGCCACCAGCAGTAAATGAAT